GCGGGGCCTTGGCCATCATGGGCCCCACCGTGGACGCGGTGATCCAGGGCGTACTGGTCGCCGGCGCGGCGGTGTACGGCAACCAGCTCGTCAAGCAGATGGGAAAATCCGAATAAAAAGAGAGCCGGGGGCATCCTATTGGGTGCTCCCGGCGTTTGTTTTTACAAGGGCAAATACACCGCTACAGAGGATAAAGGTGTTCGCCTTTGTTTTAGGTGGTGGAGCTTGGCAAGCGTTATCCGAACACCCGGAGGCCGCACCGCTCAAGGCTTTGTCTACCAAATCCAGTGTGATCTTATTGTCGTCTCCGCTGTAGTTGTAGGTCAGGACCAGCTTGTCATCGTACAGCCACACAGAGTTTACAAAGGTATCAACCAGCCGTTGCTTATAATCGGGATCATCCGGGTCTCCGCCTTTAAACTGAGAAAGAAAGAATAATACCTCGTCGCGGGAAACTCTTTGCTGGTTGATCTGTTCCCGTTCGATATCGGCGTTTAATTCCGCCTTCTGGCCCTCCAGCTCGTCCATTCGGTCTTTCATCGAGGGGGAGAACATACCCGCCTCCACGGCCCGGAGAATGCCCGCAATGGCCGTTTCCGTCTCCTTTAGCTGGTTCTTATACTGCTCTATCAGAATCGCGCTGTCTGTATCTCTGGCCTGATACTCCATTACCTTGTCCGCGATATGCTCGAGCATTTCATCCGTCAGGATCGTTTGTATCGTGGTGCGGATCACTTCATCCTCGATTGCAGCGGCTCTAACGCTCTTCTTTGGGCATGTCCCGCCGTGCTTCTTCGTAGAGCAGGTATAATAATAATGCTTCGCTCCGTTTCTGCTGGTGCCGCTGTCCCCGATCATGGGCTTGCCACAGCGGCCGCAATACAGTTTTCCGGATAATATGTAGTCGTATTCCCCCCGAGCTCTGGCGCTGGCATTCTGTTTCCTATTCAACTTTCTTTGCACCCTCTCCCATAAATCACGGTCGATTATTTGAGGCATTCCGCCCTCTTGCACGATGTCGCCCCATACATAATCCCCTATATATCGCCGGTTGTGCAGGATTTTTCCTAAGCTGTTTTTGTTGAATGGCGCACCTTTATAGGTTTTTCGGCCCTGATTGTTTAGGGTTTCCACGATATGGGCGTAGGTGTGGCCCTGGTCGTACATTTCATAGATCATTCGTACCGTGGAGGCCCCCGCCTCGTCAATATAATACTTCTTGTCCGGCCCGGTGTAATAACCCAGGCAGCGCCCACCGCCGGTCGCCAGGCCCTTTAAGGCGTTTTCCATCATGCCGCGCTTTATATTTTGGGACAGGTTAGCGGAATAGTATTCGGCCATCCCCTCTAGCATGGCTTCCAGAATGATCCCTTCGGGGCTATCGCTTAACTGTTCCGTAGCCGATACGACCTTGACCCCGCATTTTTTCAGCCGGGCCTTATACATGGCGCTGTCATACCGGTTCCGGGCGAACCTGTCCAGCTTATAGACGATCACCAGGCCGAAACGCCCTTTTTCCGCGTCGCGGATCATCCTTTGAAACTCCGCCCGGTTGTCTGACTTGCCCGATATGGCCCGGTCGGCATACTCTGCTATTATAGTAACGTCATTGATCTGGGCATACCGCTTGCACTCACGTATCTGTCCTTCTATGCTTTCCTCCCGTTGGTTGTGGCTGCTGTATCGGGCATAAATAACAGCGGACTTTTCTGACATGAGATCACCTCCATGTGGGTTTTGGGGTGAACGGAAAATCTCGTTCAGTTCATTCCGGATATTTGGCGGCGGATTTTTCCGCCACGAGATACCCCCTGTGGTTCAATGACGTATTTATATATTCATATCCACAATTTGTTATTGCAAAATTAGAACATTTGTTCTATAATGGGTGTTGCAGAAAGCAACGAATAAAAGGCGTAATGTAGTAATTTTGTCGGACATTGGCAACATTTACCTGTAGTGATTTGTAAAATATGGTCGAATAAATGTTGATGGCAGACTTGCGGCGTCTGCCGTTGGAAAAATAAGGAGGGGTCGTTATGTGTCGCGGTGCGTCAACACCGGAAAAATTTGCGTCGAGAGCATTGTTTAAAGCTTTGTGGACTAATCGGTGGGCCATCCACCCGGAACACAAGGCCATGGATTTGCGATGGTACGACGCTCTATATTTATGCCTCAGAGATCACGAGCGGGTGCGGATGCATCGGCGCATGTGGGACATGCTCCAAGGCTCTTTGGCTGGAGAGGGGGCGCCGGTGTGAGCAATAAAGGGAAATATAAGATTACGGACACTGAGAGCGAGGATAATCAAAACAATATTGAAAAATTGGCTAGATACATAGGAAGAAAGAAAAGTCCAAGGCGTATAGCGAACGTCTTATGCGCTTTATCCGCCGAAATACTTGTCGAGAAAGTCAACTAATCCCATACAGAACCTAAGTTGATCGTCTGTCAAATCACCTCCAGGAGCTATATATCCACACGATTCAAAAGCCTTTGTTAAGGAATCTATCCGTTCCTTAACCTCTGCCTCCGATTCGGTATAATCCGATTCGGAGGTTTTTTCTATAACATCGTTAAATGAAGTAACCCCATAAATCGCGCACAAGGTCATAAATGTGTCTGCATCCGGCTGACGATAACCGCTTTCCCAACTGTACATGGTCTTATCGGATATATTGATTCCAAATTCACTTAGTTTTGTTATAGATTCCTTTACACTCAATTTTGCATTTTTTCTATATTTCTTTAGCAGGCCCGCTATATCAATATTTCCCATTTATCTTCACACTCCTTATGAACATCATAAGGCATTGTTATGTTAATGTCAAGAAAAAAATTCTGCGAAAAGTAGAAAAAATTATCAAAAGCCCATTGACATTCTGCGCTTGGTAGTGTATTGTATAGATGTACTCCACGGAACGCAGAAAATATGGGGGTGAACAGTTGTGGAAGAAAAACTTAAGCAATACATCAAAGATCATGGCATCACTCTATTTAGCATTATACGAAAAACCGGAATCAGCAAAACTGCAATTTATGCGAGCTTGGGATATGGGGGATCTAGGCGTCTTAGAGCGGAAGAATATTTTAAAATCTGCGCGGCGATCGGAGTTGATCCTACGATGTTTTTTAGTTGTGAAAAGAAAGGCGCATAAGAAACCCGCCCTCAAGGAGAGGGCGGGGTGAGGCAAATCTAGAACTTCCAAAAGAAGTTTATGGTATTAGGTTCGGGACCGAACCGGATTTCTTTAATTAGGGCACTAAATATCTCGCCGAGTGCGATTCTGTCGGGAATAGTGTCAATACACTTTTTTAGTATGCTGCCAAAAGGCTCCGGGACTTTACGCATAACGTCAATGATAATGTCCCAGTTCTCCAGAACCTTATCCCATTCGGCGAATATTCCACGGCCGGTCATATAATCGAGCGGAACGTCGAAGTAGTCGGCCAGGGCGATAAGGACATCCGCCGAAGCGGCCCTGTTCCCGCTCTCCATCATACTGATAGCCGACTTCCCAACGCCTAAAATGTCAGCTATAGCTTGTTGAGACAAGCTGCGACTGTTTCGCAAAGAAGATAATCGTTCCCCAAAAACTTTTTTATCAAACATTAAAACGCCCCCTTGACAGTTCACTAAAAGTGCACTATACTTAGGATGGTTCACTTAGAGTGAACGGCCAAGAGATAGGAGGAAAGATGGAATTGGCCTTACGACAAGAACGAATGAGAAAAGGCTGGTCGCAGTCTTATGTTGCCGAAAAAATTGGCACTTCAAAAGCAACTGTCCAAATGCTAGAAACCGGACAGCGCAAGCCCTCTTTTGACGTTCTTGTCAAACTCTTAGACCTGTTCAACTACAATGATCCCCGCAAGCTGTTCGGCGCGGCAACGCCGGACACATCAACAGAGTAACACACAAGACCTGGAGAGGTCAAGAAAAACCAAAAAACTACATAAAAAACCACCCTCACGGGGAGGGCGGCGGGAAGGAGCCTTATGCGGTTAGATCAGACGGCGTGACCTTGAATGTCGCTGCTTTGCTTCCGGTCCAAACGTTGTCTTTATAAGACACCTCCAATTCGCTCCAACTAGGAGACACCTCCCAAGTGAGCTGACCTTTAAGTTTTTTTCCGGCAGCAATATCGCCGGTTAGGGTGTCTACCCCATCAGGCTTATTCATTATGATTTTTATAGAACTGTTGTAACCATCGACATAGCTTTCGATATTGAAATAGTTAAAATAATCATCCTCATTTGAGACGTTTTCAACCTCAAAAAAAAGCACTAGATATATTTTTCCTTCCTCTGGGGTGTCCGTGTAATACTCGTCCTTGATCTCCGTAAAAGTTTTAGCGGACAACAAGGAGATAGCCCACTTATCTCCGGTAACAGTCTGTCCAACTTTCGCGACCTGTTTTTCTTGGGTTGCGGATGGGCTATCCGAAACTCCAGCGCCAGATACATCTGTTATAGTTTTGCTTGTTTCCGAAGAATCCCCCAATAGTGCCAAAAAACATCCAGATAAACTGCAAGACAACACCACCGCAAGTAGTACCACCAATACCTTTTTCACATTACCACTCCTTTCGGCCAAATATTAACACACTGGCCCACGATTTTCAATCATTTTTGAATTAATCGCATTAAAATCGCAAAAAACACAACAAATACACAGGTGGTGAAAAGCATGTCAGTACATATCAAACCAGAGGAAGTCCCGGATCACGTCATGAAATATTTGGCCCGTGACACCCTGGCGGCCATACGTCGCTTCTATGCCGTTCCGGAGAACCGGGAGAGATTCGAGAGGTGGAAGGCCGAGCGGGACAAAAAAGCCGCTGAAACGGGCTTGCAAGGGCAAATAAAGGCCATGCCAGAATGAAGGAGGATAAACCGTGGAAATCAAAGACATTGATGCGTTGTATGAAGAACTAAGGGAAGCCAGGGCTTATATGAAGGCACTTAACGATGGGATTTTGAGTGTCAGAATAAAGCGCGATGAATACAAATGGATGATCCCGGATGAGAGCGACACAAGCTTTAAGAGTTTCTGCGATTGTTGGGAAAGATGGACAACGCTCGCGCAGAAGGTGTTTGAAAAAATAAACAGTTCATTTCTCTTTCTTGATGACGCCTTTTCGCGGCCTTTCGGGATAGAACTGCCGGAGCCAAACGAGCGGGAAATCCTGTCCATCATGCGGCGGAACGGTGAGGAATATTCCGCGAAGTTGCTGATAAAGGCTATAAACCTGGAAAAAGTGCTACATGACAAAAAGAAAGCGTCTGTGTCCCCGACCAAGGAAACCACAGACGCACAAAACACAGCCGGAACCGGCCGCTGTGGTGATTATACCACGGCGCCCCGGCAAATACAAGGGGGAATTTGAGGTGGAAGAAATTATTGAATTTATGGGCATAACGTTCCATCTTTCTCCCGGGCAAAGGGCTTGCTTCAAATATGAGGACGGCACCTATACCGGATATGCCTCGAACCGCACAAAGTTGGATACTTTTTTCCAGATTCTGACCGACATAGAGGCAGACAAGAGGCGACGTCAGTGGGAGGCAATACCGCCGAATATCCGGAAATTGGCGGAGCAGATACATAAAAGACGGAATCCGGAAAAAATAACCGCCGCCATCTGTGGAATGATCCGGACTGGGGCCATATTAGGGGTGAATGGAGGGCTAAAAAATGAACATGACCGATCAGGAACAGCTTAAGTCCCAAGTTATACAGGCAGTAGAGGGAATGGAACCCCGGGATGTTGTGCTGGTATACCGGTTCATTCAGGGGCTTACAGGAAAGGGGAGACGAGAATATGATGGAAATTGAACTGGATGACAGACTGGCAGAGCTGCATTTAAAACTGGAGAAGGCCCGCGCTGTCCTCGCGTGTTTGAGTGAAGACATTTTTGAAGGGATGGATCCATGCTACCTTTATACTGTCTCCTATAGGCACTATCAAGTCCTTTCAACAATGGCGAACGACTACATATTTGAGGCCGAGAAGGATATCCGGGAATTACGGGAAGGTGAGTAAATGGAAAACAGTGATATGTATGATGTGCTTGTGTGTGACGGGAAATTTCATGACGAAGATATTGCGTATGTCAAGTTTGAAATGATATCCCGTGATGAAGTCGATTTATTGATTTCATTGGCAGCACGGCAGGCTTGTATTGATGTCGTTGTCCGAGGGCGGAAAGTTTAGGGGGGCAAACCATTGGGCGAGAGAACAAAACGATTTTGGTGGTTGAAGCTGCGGGAAGACTTTTTCGATCAGGCGGTCATTAAAAAGCTTCGCCGAATGGCCGGTGGAGATACATACACGATTATCTATCTAAAAATGCAACTTCTCAGCTTGCGAAACGACGGAGCTCTTCTGTTTGAAAACGTAGAGGATACTTTCGAAGAAGAACTGTCTCTGAAGCTGGACGAGGCAACGGACGACGTACAAGTGACCCTTCTTTTCCTGCAAAAGCATAACCTGATCGAGATTATCAATGATGACGAATATGTATTGTCTGAAGCTGTCCGAAATATGGATAGCGAGTGTGATTCAGCGGCTCGTGTTCGGAATTTTCGAGAACGGAAAGCTGCAAAAACGCTACAATGTAACGGCAAAGAGTTACATTGTGCGTTACAAAGTGTTACATGTAACACAGAGAAAGAGATAGAGAAAGAGATAGAGATAGATAGGAGAGATAAAAAGAAGTATATGTCGTCTTCCGACGACGCGCCCGTCTTCCTGGATTACAAATCCATTGCAGAAACCTTCAATAGCACATGCCAATCCCTTCCGAAAGTCCGGGATATAACAGACCAGCGGAAAAAAGCGATCCGTGGAGCGTCTAAACGCATAGAGGGGGAGGGAGGGTTCGAGGCGCTGTTCCGAAAAGTGGAATCCTCCGATTTCCTGACCGGCCGGAATGGCGGATGGACCGGCTGTGGCTTTGACTGGATATTGAAACCGGCCAACCTGACCAAAATTCTGGAAGGAAATTATGACAACCGGGCGGGATCTGCTCAACCGGACTATACCGATCCTTCCCGGTATGCAAATACGGGATGGGAGGAATGAACATGGATGGTTACAGCTATACCACGGCCAGTGAGACCGAGAAATGCCAATATTGCGGGAAACCGATCGTATACGGGCATGTGGAGATGATGGGATGCGAATATGATGCCCCTCTGGAATGCCCCTGTGTCACTGAAAAACAGGAGAGGGAGCGGGCGGACCGTATCCGGGTCGGGAGAGAGGCTATTCGGTCGGAGCTGCGGAGGCGGGCGGGTTTGAGTAAACGTGCCGTTCAGCAGCGTTTCCGGAACTATCGAGCGGATGAAGGGCAAAAAGAGGCGTTCCAGGCTGCTCGGCAGTTTGCCAAAGAGTACATAGAAGGGAAAAACGATGGAACCGGCCTTTTGCTGATTGGAGGCGTCGGGAGCGGGAAATCCCATTTGGCCGCCGCGATTATCAACGCCGTGGTGGACTATATCCAGATTCCGGACAGAAGCGCGGAAAATTCAAGTGATGGGGTATGTTATGGAACCCCGAACAGTGACGCCTATTTTGTGGGAACAGTCTCCCTCCTGGAACAGCTGCGGTCGTCATATGACAGCGACGGAGGGACCGGGCAGATCATGGAGCAATGCCAAAAGGCCGGGCTTCTGGTCCTGGATGATGTGGGAGCAGAAAAAACTACCGATTGGGCGAGGGAACGGTTATTTGAAATCATCGACTACCGGTATAACGATTGCGCCCCCGTGGTCATCACAACCAACTCGAGCATAGGCGAACTGAGGCAAAAGCTTGGGGACCGTATCTGTGACCGTATCCGGTCCATGTGCAAGACTTATACCGTAACATCAAAAAGCCACCGGCAGACGGCGGACAATACGCCTCCCGTGGTAGAGAACGGGGAGGACTTCGACGACCCGCCAGTGATTCAACCGAGGGAAACAACGATATACGATCGGATGAGAGAATAGGAGGCAGAAGAATGCAAGCGGTAATGATAACGGCGATCATTGTATTCGGGCTGGTGGGCGGATTTGTGTCCCTGTGCTATATCGCGGCAAAGTATGGAGGGAAATAATGCGTGACTATCAGCCGAATCAAAAGAATAACCCGTACTGGATGGAAAAAAGTGTATACCGTCGTGTGCTAGCCTTTGTGCGGGACTATGACCGGATGGTGAGGGACTACCATGAAATCCTGCATGAGACGGCGGCCTCAGATGGACAGCCGAAAACACATGCGCCAGGCGATCCGGTAGAACGCAAGATAGAAAGGATGGATGCGATTTGGGGGGATATACGAGCAATAGAAATAGCACTGATGGAAGTTCCGCCAGAGTACCGAAGCCCGGTTATGCGTAAAGTGATTACAGATAAATGGCCGGTTGACGTCCCCGCCGGAAAGAATCTGCCTGGATACTGGAAAAAGCGGTTCCTGTACCGCGTGGCAAAAAACAAGCGATTCATCGAATAATAGGGACACGGGGAAAAAGTCAAGTGGTATAATAAAAACGCTGAAAGAGCGGCCGGGAAACTGGTCGCTCTATTTCTATGCTTTGGAGGTGGGCGGTATGAAGCTGACGGCAAAGCAACAGGCATGGATCGATTACTACAAGCAGGGACATACCGCCACCGAGGCGGCGAGGCTGGCGGGGTATAAGGCGAAAAGCGATAACAGCTTTCAAAGCATTGGAGCGGAAAACTTGCGGAAACTTGCGGAATATGTCCAAGACCGGGAATCCGTGCTGGAAGTGCCAAGGATTGCCGATATGGCGGAGATCAATGCTTTTTGGACAGATATCATGCGGAGTGAAGAGCAGGACCCAAAAGACCGTTTAAAAGCCTCTGAACTGCGCGCCAGAGCTGCCGGAGGGTTTATCGACCGCCAGGAAGTCACGCTGACGGAAAGCAAGTGGTTCAAGGATGGCTAAACGGCTGAATCCGGAGGCGTTCAACGGCTGGGTGTATGACCACATCGACGACTACTCCCACCGTCTGGAAGTGTATTACGGCGGGGCCGGGAGCGGGAAAAGCTACGGGGCGTTTCAAAAGGTCATCCTCAAGGCCCTAAACCTCCGCCGGAAGGTGCTGGTGATCCGGAAAGTGGGGGCCACCCTGCGGGACAGCGTGTACCAGCTCGCACTGGACCAGCTTGCCGAATGCGGGCTTCTGCGGTCCTCCAGGGTCAACCGGTCGGATTTCCGGATTGAGCTGCCGAACGGGTCGCTGATTCTGTTCAAGGGATTGGATGATCGGGAAAAGATTAAGTCGATCACCGGGATCACGGACATTGTAATCGAAGAGGCGACGGAGCTAACGGAGGAGGATTTCACTCAGTTGTCCCTTCGCCTCCGGCCACCCGATCCGGACCCGCAAATATACCTCATGTTCAACCCGGTCAGCAAGGCCAATTGGGTCTACCGGTATTTTTTCGAGCAGCCGCCGGCAGACGCTTTCATCCTGCACACGAATTACAAGGACAACCGCTTTTTACCTCCGGAATACTGTGCCACGCTCGAGGATATGCAGCACCGCAATCCCGCGTATTATCGCATTTACGCCCTGGGGGAGTTTGCGACGCTGGACCGGCTGGTATATCCGTGCGTCGAGCGCCGGATCGTTTCGGCGGACGAGGTGCAGGGTGCCAAGCTGTGGGTGGGGTTGGATTTTGGCTATGTCAACGACCCATCGGCGCTGGTGTGGGGGTATTGGTCCGAGGCGGCCCATACCATCTACATAACCGGGGAATACGTCAAAACCGGGATGCTCAATGACGAGATCGCCGCCCGGATTATCGAGCTTGGATTGTCAAAAGAGGTCATCATAGCGGATTGCGCGGAGCAAAAGAGCATCGCCGAGATCAAACGGGCCGGGGTCTACCGGATCAGGCCGTCGAGAAAGGGCCCGGACAGTGTGGTACATGGGATACAGTGGATCAACCAGCAGCGGATCGTGATAGACGAGCGATGCACCAATACCCTTGAAGAGACCGAGAATTACACGTGGAAGAAAGACCGCAAGACCGGCGAGTACATAAACGAACCGGAGGACGCCTATAACCATTGCCTGGACGCCGTGCGGTACGGGTTACAGGGCGTGGCGGGCATGGATAAGCTGCGGACGATCAACAAGGCCCTGCTGGGGCTGTGAGGGGTGATTATTATGTTTTTGCTGGAACCGGGCACGGACATGTCTATGGAGCTGCTGAGAAAGATATTGCAGAAATACCAGACGGGCGAGCGGTCTAAGCTCAAACGGTATCGGGATTATTTCGATGGAAATCAAGACATCCTTCGAAAATCATATAATGACCCGTCAAAGCCCTGTAACCATATCGTGACCAACTACTGCGACAACATCGTATGCAATTACGCCGGATACCTGGGTGGGAAGCCGGTGACGTACAAATCCGAGCGCAACATCGACGGTATCCAGGAAGTCTTAAAATACAACGACGTGAAATCAAAGGATTCCGACCTGCTTCGAAATGCCCTGATCTATGGCCGGGCGTATGAGCTGCAATACATAGACGAGGACGGCAAGGCCCGGTTTGACGTGCTGGACACCCTGGACGGGATCCCGGTATACGACAACACGATCACCCGGAACCTGATGTATTTCATCCGGGTATATCCCGCCGGGGCCATTGACGCCACGCCGGAATATATCATCGAGGTATTGACCCCATACGAGACGGTCCGGTATTCCAGCGACGGGACCTACAGCGTGTTCCAGCCGATTGGGACGGAGCCACATCCGTATGGACAGGTCCCTGTGACGGTGTTTTCCCTCAACGCGGACGAGGTGCCGGTATTTTTTAAGATCATGTCCCTGCAAGACGCCTATAACACCCTGCTGTCCAGTGAGGTGGACGACTTCGAGGCATTTTGCGACGCGTATCTGGTATTGACCGGCATGGACGCGGACGAAGAAACCATAGCGGCCATGAAGGAGAACCGGGCGCTGGTGATCCCGGAAGGGGGCGGGGCCGAATACCTGACGAAATCGGTGTCCGATACCCAAATCCAGAACATGCTCCAGAACATCAACGACACCATCCACAAGATTGCCAACAGCCCGGACTTTTCGCAGGAATCCTTCGGTGTCTCGTCCGGGATCGCGCTGCGGTATAGGCTGCTGGGGTTTGAGAACGCGGCGGCGGCCATCGAATCCAACATGGTCAAGGCCCTGCAAAAGCGGATCGAGCTGATATGTGACATCCTCCATTTGACGGGCGGCGAAGAGGTATGGCGGGACGTGGAGATCGTCATCGGCCGGAACCTCCCGGTCAACTATGACGAGCTTGTGGCCCTGGTCAATTCCCTGCGCGGGGTGGTATCGGACAAGACGCTGCTGTCCCTGCTGCCGTTTGTCACGGACGTGGATGCGGAGCTGGACGCTTTAGCGGATCAAAAGACCGTAAACATGGAGCTGTACGGGTTCGGGGACCCGGCCACCGGCGAGAGCGGGGGCGGCGTGAATGAGCAAGAGGAACGCTGAATATTGGGCGGACCGGCTGTCCCGTCAGAATCAGCGGATCGGGGACAAGACGGTGGAAGAGCTGGAAACCCGTCTGCGGCAGTATTACCGGGCGGCGTCCGCCGACATCACCAAAGAGGCCGAAGGGCTGTATAACAAGCTGCTGGCTGAAGCCGGGGACCAGCCGGTTAGACCCAATGACCTGTACCGGCTGGACAGGATGTACCACCTGCAAAGCAAAATCCATAAACGGCTGCGTGAGCTGGGCGGGCAGGAGATCGAGGCCACGGGGAACAAGCTGCGGGAAGTGGCGGAGCTGGTGGACAAAAACACGGTTTCCGGGCTTCCGGACGCGGCTAAAAATTCGCCTTGGGCGGTGCTGCCCCGTGAACAGGCGGAGGCAATCGCTAACCGGATATGGTGTGCCGACGGGGAGAACTGGAGTGACAGGATATGGAAGAATAAGGCGGCCTTGCAGCAGCGGCTTGAGAAGGGCATGGTGGACGGGATTATCCGTGGTGTCAAAACCGATGAACTGACAAAGACCCTAATGGCCGATATGGGGGTGGGATACCGGGAAGCCTCCAGGATAGCCCGCACCGAGACCACCCACGTCCAGGCGGAGGCGGAAGCGGCCGCTTTGGAGCGGGAGGGATACGAGCGGTATCGGTTTGTCAATGCCACCGACGGGCGGACCTGCGACGAATGCGGGCGGCTCAACGGCAAGACGTTTCGGATGTCGGAGAGGCGGCCCGGCGTGAACTTCCCGCCCATCCATCCGAATTGCCGGGGCCGGATTGTGGCCGTTGTGACGTTTGAGGATGGTACAGAGGCGCAGCCGGTTAGTCGGAAACTGGAAGAGCCGGTTGAAATACCCATGGAAAGTGGTATACTGAACGAGGAGGAACGTGCCGCCGTCACATCCTATATCGGCGGCGGTAGTTATGTCCTCAATGCCAAACTGCGGGATGGACTTGAACTGAGCCCTTACGAGCAGGAGATGGCGGATGCCCTTGATGCAGCGCTTCAAAAGCTGCCGGTGTATGAGGGAACCGTGTTGCGCTCATTAGACTTCAACCGTGCAGACCTTGTAAAATTTGCAAAAGGTCACCAGGTAGGAGATGCGGTTACCTATCCGGCGTTTACGTCTTCCTCTACTGCGGAAGGCTATCATGAAAGCCCATCCGTTATTCTTCATATACAATCAAAATCCGGACGGGATATCCGCACTTTTAACGCCAAAGAGCAAGAGGTGCTTTTTTCTCGAAACACCAGTTTTAAGGTGTTGGAGGAATATGTGGAAGATGGGATTCTGCATATCCACATGGAGGAGATATAATGCTTAAATACGAAGAGTTTTTGAAGCTACCGCGTGAAGAACAGAACCGGCGAATTTATGAGCTGTCAGACCGTGACCGGTTACGAGCGAGAATGCAGGACAGTGAAATCGGAGCAAAAGCTGTAAAAAGGTCAACGGCACCGGAGGATATTGAAAAGAATCGCAGATTTATGGAAGAACTGGAAAAGGCTTTGGAAGCCGGCACAATGAATCTGATAAAATAAATCCGTACACCCGTTTCCGCGTGGTCAAGGTAGAGGGACAGACCATCTATTTGGAGGAATACCCATGAAAAAGCGATTTGAAGTCCCTTTCAGTGATCCCCGATGGTGGTGGGGTGGGGATTATACGCCAAAATGCTTTGAATGCGCCCATTTTCAGGGAATGGTGGACGGAAAGGTACGATGTACCGCCTTTCCGGACGGCATTCCGAAAGAGGTCTTTCGCGGCACCCATCGCGAGCCGATAGAAGGAGATCATGGAATCCAGTTCACGCCGTATGAGGAGCTGATTTGAATGTGGGATGGGCAATGGACAGATGAGCTAAGTAGGCTGTATGACCAGTACGAGGCACAACACGACGGAGCGGAACCGGACGATTACGCGGAAATCCTGTATAGTGCCATGAGCTATGACGAGTTTGTCGGATATATCAAGGAATGCCTGCGGACGGGGAAATCTATCCCGGACGTAGTGGAGTGACACAACCAGATAAAGGAGCATCGGAGCGGGACGCCGCTGCCGGTGCTTTTTTATACCCAAAACTGCGGGGCGTCCATGCGGCGCAACGCTGAACACGGGGGCGGCCAAGCGCCGCAACCGACCGAAAGGAGCAAAACAATGGGAGAAAACACGATAGGGGCCGCCCAGGCGGCGGTACCGAACACCCTTCCGGCCGAAGGAAACCCCACGGGGGCGCCCGCGGGAGAAGGGGAGAAAAAAACGTACACCAAAGAAGAGGTCGAGCAGCTTTTGCAGCAGGAAGCCGACCGGCGGGTCAACGAAGCCATGCAGCGGGCGAAAAGGCAGAAGGAGGCCGCCGTGAAGGAGGCTGAAAAGCTGGCCGCCATGTCCGCCGAGCAGAAAGCGCAATACCAGCTTGAGCAGAAAGAGCGGGAGCTGGCGGAGCGGGAGGAACGTCTTGCCGTGGCTGAAAACACCGCCGAGGCCCTCAAGGTGCTGGCGGATAAGGGCATCCGCCCCGGCCTGGTCAAGTTCGTCGTGGCGGCAGACGCGGAAACCATGATGGACAACATCAACGAACTTGAAAAGGAGTTCAAAGCCTCCGTCAAGGCCGAGGTGGAAAAACGCCTGGCAGGATCGACCCCCCGCCGGAACCTGCCTCCCGATCAGGCCGTCGATAAGGCGGCATTCGGGAAAATGACATTGGCGGAGCAGCAGGAATTATACATCAACAACCCCGAGCTGTATAAACGGCTTACGGGAAGCTAAAAGGAGGACAAAACCATGGCAACCGCTCACACCCTGTATGAGAACAAGGTTCTGGAAAATAAGATCACCGATCTTGTGAATACCAAGCTGGAAACCCGGTCCCTCATGACGATGGATTACAGCCTCGCGGAGTCGGCCGGGCTGAAGAAGGTCGTCAACAAGTACACCTATACCGGCAAGGTGGAAAAGCTGGCCAAGGCGGCCAAAAACACCACAAAAGGCAAAGTGACCTTCACCCCCGTGGAATATGTGGTCAACCGGTATCAGCAGACCTACGACTACAACGACATGGACGTGATGCAGGACCCGATGGTGGTTGACGTGGCATCCGCCGGTGCGGCCACCCTGATGGCAAACCAGATCAAGGAAGAGTATTTCGCGGAGCTGGCGAAAATCTCCAACTCCCACACCTACGACAATGGCACCAGCCCCAATTACGACACCATCGTGGACGCCCTGGCGACACTCGACCAGGAAGTTGAGGACGGTATGTTTATCCTCATGGGCAACGATATGCGGGCGGTATTCCGCAAAGACGCCGATTACAAGGCATCCCGGCAGGGGGAAATCCTGTATACCGGCCAGTTCGGCACCATCTGCGGCCTGCCCTGCCTGTTTTCGAAGCTGGTCCCTGCCAAAACCATCTACGTATCCCATCGGGAAGCGGTCCATTTCCTTGTCAAGAAAGAGGGCACCGTCGAGCAGGACCGGGACATCGAAACCAAGGACAACACCGTGGTATATGAGCGTCACGGCCTGATCGCCCTGATGGATGAAACCAAATCGGTGAAGATCACCGAGGCGGCCGCGTCTGGCGGCTGATAAAGGAGGAGACTATGACACCGCTTGAAAAGCTGAAAATCCTGCTGCGCGAGCGGGCGTCGAACTACTCCGACGAATACCTTAGCCTCCTGCTGGAAGAATCCACGCAGGAGGCAAAAGGGTATTGCCGCCGTGACGACATCCCGGACCCGCTGGGCAGCGCGGTTGTGAATATGGCCCTGGTCAAGCTCAACCGGACCGGCGCCGAGGGCGTGGCGTCCCAAGGGTTTTCGGGCGTGTCCGAAAGCTACCTGGACGGATACCCGGAAGAGATACGGAGCGTCTTGCGGCGGTATCGGAAGCTGGTGATCCTGTGATCGAGGCGGCAATGCGGAAATACCCGCTGTATGTGATATCCAGCGAACCGGACGAATACGGCCAGATCGGCACAGCCGAGCCGGATGGGGATATCCTGGCGGCGCTGTATGTCAATGATAGGCAGTTGACCGATAACGTCTACTATTCCGAGGCGTCTTACGTGGCCCTGACCTGGAGGCTGGATATCACGGACCGGCATATCCTCCAGGTGGGCGAGGGTATGAAAAAGGTGCTCAAGGTCTTGCCGGGCCGTATGATGCGGATTCTGCTGACGGATTGGGGTGCCGGATTATGAGCGTTGTTGTCAAAGGCATGGATAGCCTGATGGCTACCCTCTCCCGCATCGAGCGGGGGGCGGGTCTGCGCCGGGGGATCGAGAAAGCCTGCCGGTTGGTGGAGGATGCGGCGGTGGAGAACTGCCCGGTGGATACCGGGGAATTGCAGCAATCCATCCATAGCGAGACGCCCGGACCCGCCGACGAACCGGTGGGCATCGTGGGCACAAATAAGGAATACGGCCCCTATGTCGAGATGGGAACCGGCCTGTTTGCCGTGAACGGGGACGGGCGGACAGATGTCCCGTGGCGGTATCAGGACGCGAAAGGGGATTGGCATACCACCAGCGGCCAGAAGCCCCAACCGTTTCTAGGCCCCGCCCTGCGGGATAACATGGACCAAGTGGCCGAGCTGATCGCTGAAGGCGTCCGGAAGGATGTGAAAGGATGATCGACTATGCGCCGGAGCTCGTCAAAGGGCTGAAAACCGTGCTTCCCACCTACGCGGAACCGGCCGAAGCAAGCGGCACCCCTGTCCCGTGCATCACCTACGCCGAAACAGACCGGCGCGACCTCCACGCGGTAAACGGGATGCAGTATACCGGGATACAGGTGCGGGTGCGTGTTTGGACGACGGGCCGGAAGGACCTGAACCGGTACGCGGACGGGGCGGAAACCGTGCTGCGCCGGATGGGCTGGTCGATTACCGGTGGCGGGGAGCTGGCGGCAAACGGCCGGTTTTGCAGGGTCATCACCTGCGAAGCGACCGGCCAAGAACACAAATCGTGGTAAAGGAGTTTTTGATATGGCTGGAATTTTGAGCAAAGATGTCAAACTGAGCAGCAAGGCGGGGGCCGCGTCGCAGTACGCGGAACTGCCCCTGCTGATGGAAGTCCCGGAAATGGGGGGCACCCCGGAAAAGGTAGACGTGACCACCCTGGCGGACGCCTCCCGGAAATACATTGACGGGGTTAAGGATTACGGGGACCTGGCGTTTAAGTTCCTCTACGAAAATACCGAGGGTTCCGCCTACCGTATCCTGCGGGGATATGAAGAGGCGGGGACCGTGGCGGATTACAAGGTGGAGCTGCCGGACGGGACCGGGTTCGCGTTTTCCGGGCAGGTGTCCACCAAAATCGACAGCGCCGCCGTCAACGCGGCCCTGACCTTTACGGCGACGATCAGCCTGAACAGTGATATGGTCGTCACCAACCCCACGGAATAACACCGGCGAGGGGGCCTGAAAACGGCCCTCTCGCATTATTTTAGGAGGTATTGACATGCTGTATACGGAACTTGCCGTAGGGGGCAAGACGCTGAAATTGAGGCTGACAACCCGTGCGGTGATCGCCCTGGAAAAGAAACTCGGAAAGAACCCGCTGTCCGTGTTTACCGGCGTCCAGGGCGGGGAGCTGCCCACGGTATCGGAGATTATAGCGGTGCTCCACGCCTCTTTGCAAGCCCTGGAACATGGGTACACGGAAGAGGCGGTCTGTGACCTCTACGATGAATATATCGACGAGGGGCATAACCTGTCGGATATTGTCCCGGTTGTGATCGAGGTTTTCCAGGTGTCCGGCTTGATCGGCAAGACGGAGGGGCCCTCAAAAAACGCGAAAGCGGGGAAATAGCCCCGCAGACGTTTGAGGCGTTATTGATGGGGGCGTATCCGTCGGCGCTGGACGCCGGGATAACCCCTAAAGAGTTTTGGGAATCGACGGTTGCCGAAATCCGGGACCGGCTGGAAAGCTGGGGGCGGCGGGAAACGGCCAGGGCACGGGAGCGGGCGGTGATGGATTACCGCCTCGCCGCGCTCATTTCCAGCGCGTGCTTCGGGAAAATGCCGCGTCCGCACGAGGCGTACCCGGGGCTGATCGATCCACCCGATGAGGTACAGGACTGGCGGGTCATGAAGGAACGGCTGGTACGGTATGCGGAAGCGCATAACCGGAAAAGGGCGGTGAAAAACCATGACAATTGAAGAGCTGAAGGTCATCATCACAGCCCAAACAGCCGGGCTGAACCGTGAGGTGTCGGCGGCAAGGCGGCAGATAAGCGGGATGCAGCAGCAGGCCGTCCAGGCGCAAGGGAAGGTCTCGTCCGCGTTTGCGGGGATGAAGAAGGCCGCTATAGCTGCCGGGGTTGCGCTGGCGGTCAAGAAGATTGCGACGGAACTTACGGACCTGTCCGTCGAGGCGATCAAGATCGAATCCCAGATCGATAACCTCACCCGCACGATGGGAGCCAGTAAAGCCGGGTTTATGACCTGGGCACAGAACACGGCTGCAGCTTTTGGAATATCCGAAACTGCCGCCGTGAAATACGGGAACGCCTACAGCAACCTCATTTCCGGATTTGTCAGCGATACAGCCGCCTCCACCGCCTACACCAAGCAGCTCATTGAAGCGTCGGCGGTCATTGCCTCCCGTACCGGCCGGACGGTGGAGGATGTCAACGAGCGCATCCGGTCCGGCCTGCTCGGCAGTACGGAGGCTATCGAGGACCTGGGCATCAACGTCAATGTGGCCCTGCTGGAAACCACCGATGCATTCAAACAGCTCGCCAACGGGCGGAGCTGGGAGAAACTAACCTTCCAGGAACAGCAGCAGGTGCGGCTGTTCGCGATCATGGAACAGTCGGCCAAGAAGTTCGGGACCGAGCTGGCGGGCGGCGGGGCGTCGTCCCTGCTGAAATTCGGCGCGAAACTCGAAAACCTCAAATTGGAACTGGGGCGGGCGTTCGCGCCGCTGACCGAGACCGTCCTCCCGGCGCTGACGGACTTTATTTCCAAGCTGGCCGACGGGGTAAAGTGGATCAGCGCCTTTTTTGCCGCCCTGCGCGGCGAGACACAGGCCGCCGGAGAGAACCTGGGGCAGGCGGCGGACGGCGCCGAAACCACCGCCGCCGGGCTTGACAGCGCAAACAAATCCGCCAAGGCCCTGAACAAGACCCTGGCTGGGTTTGACGAGCTGCACGTGATTGACCAGGGGAGCGGGTCCGAATCCGCCGCATCGGCGGCGCCCGGTATCCCGGCCACAGGCGGGGCGGCTTTGGAGCCGGTTCAGGCCATCGATACGTCGGCGGCGGAAGCGGCGGCGTCCCGGATACAGAAAGCCTTTGAAAAGGCATTCGGCGGGATACAAAAGGTGTTTGCCCCCTCTATATCGGCATGGGGGAAAGCCTTTGAAAAGCTGAAAGCACCGGCGTCCAAGGCGTTTGCCAGCGTGAAAAAGAGCGCCACGGATTTCTGGAACAACACCCTTGCCCCTATGGCGGGATACATAACCGGCGAGTATATCCCCACCATCACAAATTCGTTTTCGGAGACGTTCGCCCCCATCTTTGGGGAGGTCATGTCAGTCTTGTTCAACGAGTTTTCCGAGGATTTCCGGTTTGCCTGCCAGGAAATCGATAAAATCTCACAGGATATCCTGAAGCCCGCCCTGGAGCGCACCAAAACTATTGCCGTGGATGTGTTCGGCGGGATAAAAACAGCGTGGGACGAGCACGGGACCGGAATCCTGGAAAAGTTCCAGGAGTTCAAGGAATCCTTGCGGACGATTTGGGATACGCTGTACTCCAATGTATTCAAACCGGTTTTTGACCGGATCGGCGGCACGGTGAGCTGGCTTTGGGACAATCATTTGAAAAAGCTGTGGGAGAATATCACGAACTTCGTAGGGAGCGTATGGGAGTTCCTGCTGGGGCTCTGGAATACGGTTCTGGCCCCGATGGTGAATTTTGTGGTGACAGTTATAGGCCCGAATATTTCGGCCGTGGTGGGCTCGATCGGAGACATCATCGGGACAGTGGTCGCGATTATATCCGATGTCATTGGCGGAATCCTCAAGTCCCTGGGTGGCCTGCTGGATTTCCTGACAGGGGTATTTACCGGCGATTGGGAAAAAGCCTGGAACGGGATCAAGGACATTTTCGGCGGGATTTGGGACGCCATATGGGGCATTGTGAAGGGTGCCGTCAACCTCATTATTGACGGCCTGAACCTGTTATGGGGCGGCGTGTATACCTGCGTTTCGGGGATTGTCAACGGGATCGGCGGGATCGCCGGGGCCATTGGCGACCTGTTCGGGCAGGATTGGCACTTTGACATGCCCGCCGAGCCTCCCCTTATCCCGAAACTGGCGTCCGGCGGCCTGGCATACGGTCCCACTTTGGCCATGATTGGTGAAGGAAACGACCGGGAAGCCGTTTTGCCGCTCAATCAAAGCGTATACGCGGAGATTGCCAAGGGGATCAATTCCCAGGGGAACCCCGCCGTGGTCCTGCTGCTTGAAAAAATCCTGGAGGCCGTGCAGCAGATCAACCCGGATATCGTCATGGACGGGCGGTCGCTGGCAACGGCGTCCGCCGGGTACTATGAGGCGGAACAGCGCCGTGCCGGTCCGTCTGTCGTGAGGGTGGTATAAATGCCGGATAAATGCATGATATCAGTGGACGAGGTATGGCTCCCGAACCCGTCCGGCTTAGAGGTCGCCTATACCGTGATGGACAAGTATGCCTTGCGGGACATCAATTACAAGCTGCACAGGGAGATAGCGGCCAAAAAGATCAAGTATACCCTAAACTGGAACTATATCCCCGACAGCGCCGAATTTACCGCCTTGTGGGACCTGCTGGCCGGGCTGCCGGAATACGTCACCATTACGGCCCCGCACCCGAACGGCACCATGCACACGTTCGAGGGATACGTTGGTGCGGACATGGGCGTCACGATGCGGTCGTATTGGGATATGGGGGCGGGCCGCATGGCCACGTGGCAGAGCTTACAGGCGAGCTTGATTGAGAGGTGATATCCATGCCTACGGGCGCGCGTATATCGTTCGGCGTCTATGATGAGACGGCCAAGGACGAGGCGTCGTATTACGCGGCAAGCGGCAGTGCTCAAAGCTGGGTGGATTACAGCGAGATCAAGGACGGCCTGAGCCCTGACGAGACACCCGAAATGTTCGAGCGGTACATATCGGGGGAACCTGGTGTATACCGCCTGGATGGGTCGTCCCGGCTGTTCCCGGGCACGCCGGCGGGCTGCCACCTGGGGTATTGGTCTGCATCCATGTCCGGGTCAAACAGGCTGTATCCAACGTCCCCTATGCTGTCCTGTGGGTTTGCGTCGCTCCATACCTCTATTGGGATCACCATCCACTTCGACAGCACCACCCACCTGTCCGCATTCACGGTGCGGTGGTTATATAACGGGAGCGTCAAATCCTCTGTGGACGTGGCCGGGAACACCCTGCAAACCGTGTTCGTGGAAAACCATGTCGAGGGCTTCAACGGCCTTCAGATCATAGCCACCCTCACGGATGCGCCGTTCCGGTATGTTAAAATCCAGGAAATCGACTTCGGGCAGAAAATGGTGTATGACGGGGAGACGCTGGTATCGGCGTCGGTGATCGAGGAAGCCGACCTGTCCGGCGGGTCGGTCCCGGCCAACTCCCTGCGCTTTACGGTGCTTGACCCGGACCATCGGTTGAACCCGGTCAACCCGGACGGGATTTACACATATCTGCGCAAAGGGATGCCCCTGACGGTGGAGTTTTTGCGGGACGGCACAGCCTATCCGGGCGGGGTGTATTACCTCGACACCTGGGAGGGCACCAACACCGGCACGGCCAAGCTGACGGCAGAGGACGTAATCGGGCTAAAGGCGGACGAGAGCTACGCTTCGGCGTTTTATGCCGAGGGGGACGGTTTTACCATGGGCCAGCTATTGGCCGATGTCCTCACCGTCTGCGGGATACCCGGGTCAGCCGATCCCACTATCGGGGCCGGGGTGTGCCAGGGATATATCCCGGAGACAGAGGCCCGTGAGGCCATATCCCACATCTGCGTAGCCAGCGGCGGG